GAAGACACCAAGATAATGTTCTGTGGTGACGTTGCACAAACTGATTTGGTAAGAACAAACGAGAAGAATGGTATCCTAGATTTTCAAAGGATCATTACTCGCATGCCTGAGTTCGATCTAATCGAATTTGGTCTTGATGATATCGTTAGGTCTGGTCTAGTCAAGAGTTACATCACCTCAAAATTAGAACTAGGTATGTAATGTACAATCATGTAGAATGTGACCTCCCTACCTTGAGTAGGAAGACTATTGACGGAGTGAGATATTACAATGTGAATGATAGACCGATGGTGTCCATCACCTCGGTCACTTCTCATTTTAATAAACACATCTTTGTTGACTGGAGGAAGAGAGTAGGCAACGAAGAGGCAGATAGAATTACAAAGAGAGCAACGTCTAGAGGAACCAAGGTACACACCTTGATAGAGAATCATCTACTCAATCAAGAGGTGGTGTTAGACAACCCTAGCAGTAAGATATTATTTCTTCAGTCTAAAAAATTGTTACAAAATATAAATAATATTTACGCTTTAGAAAAAAGTTTATACAGTAACGAATTAGGTGTTGCTGGAACTGTTGATTGCATAGCAGAGTACAATGGTGAACTGTCAATCATTGATTTCAAAACTGCTGCGAAACCTAAACCGAGAGAGTGGATAGAGAATTACTTTGTACAAGCAGCAGCATATGCTTGTATGTTCTACGAGATTACAAACATACCTGTAAAGAAACTTGTCATTCTCATGACGTGTGAGAATGGAGAGGTGACGGTTTACGAAGAGTATGATAAAATGAAATATATGAGATTATTAGTCAAGTACATCGAAAAATTTGTGGAGGACAAATTAAATGGCAACCAAAAATGAAATGAGAGCAGTTCTAAAGAACAAGTTTTTATGTCAAGATAAATTTACTAATGATATAGAAAATTTAGTTCAGAATAATCTTGATATGAATTACATTGAGGCAATCTGTCACTACTGTGAACAGAATAGTATTGAGATTGAATCAGTATCAAAGTTGATTACAAAACCTATGAAAGAAAAATTAAAGGGGAATGCAATGAACCTAAATTATTTGAAGAGAACTTCGAGGGCAAAATTCCTTGCTATCTAATGTCAAAGAAAAGAAACTTGCTGCTGCATGTCTGAAAGATCATGACATCAATGAGTTGGCACGTAAAGTAAAGTATATAAGATCACTAAAAGGTTTTTGGACAGATAATTTTAAGTCAATAACAAAAGAAGAACTTGCAAGTCTGGAGAGGGAACGTCCCACTACCAGACTTCTTAGTATTCATACTATCAATGGTTGTAACTTGGCATGTAGAGCATGTAATCACAATAGTAGTTTACTTAGTGCAAAGAGCACCGTAAATATTGATCAACTTTTAGAGGACATAAAGAAAATACTACCAAAAATATATGTTTGGAGTCATGTGAGTGTCATTGGTGGCGAACCTCTGCTTGAACCTAGAACAAAGGAGGTTACAAAATTACTAAGAGAATTATGTTATGGCGAACATGATACACAACCTTGTTATGTAAAACTTTTCAGTAATGGTTCAAGACTTTTGCAAGAAAAAGAGTGGATAGTTGATGAGATGTTGCAGGGGGTGGTTTTTAGATTGACATTTCATTTCCCATGGTATTCTACAAAGGGATATAAAAATTGGGAGAATGCATATGAGTTTGCTAAGTATGCAGAGTCAAGGGGGGTCGATATGAACGGACATACATTTGAATTGAGTGAGGCATTTAGATTAGACAACGGACAACCAAGAGTGTGGTTTGATTTATTCAAGTATGATTATAGTGATGGGATAAAATATTATCCCCATGAAGATGGTGACATAACTGAAAGTTTCAAACATTGTAGTTGCCCAAACTCACAACTTTATAACGGTCACTTATGGAAGTGTCCAATGATGTCATATCTAAGAGAATCTCTTGAGGCGACGGGGCAACTTGATGATCCAGTGTGGCAAAAATATCTCAAGTACAAACCCACAGATATCAAAGCATCAGATAGTGAAATAAGGAAATCATTTCAAGAGGTGCTTAATCCTACTTGGATATGTAACATGTGTGCTGCAAATCCTAAATGGTTTACCGCAGCACAACAATTAGATGCTACAATGAAGAAAAATGTAGCGATGCATGATCAAGAAACCTATGACACCGTTTGATACTTATAAAGAGTATCTTGGATACAAAAATCATTTTACAAAAGAGAAGTATGATTACCATAGATATGGTGGTAAGTCTAGAGCAAAGATTGATTCTTTTTACAAAAGAAAAGACAGATACTTTTTTGAGAAGATGTCAAGAAAGTATAAAGACAACGAGATAAAAGATTTTTTTCTTGCAAACTTTGTTGACACAGATAATCCACAGGGATTATGGATAGGAAATATTATTAGGTCTGGTGAGGGTGTGTATAGACAATGGCAAAGAAGACAGCAGAGTATGTATTATAATTTCAAACAAAAATCAGAACATTTTTTAGAAGAGTATACATACGATGAATTTTTTGATGCATCAAACGGTCACCCACCTATTCTCAAGGAACATTTGGCAGGTAACATAAGTGCAGAGGAGATGTGTGTCTACGAAAAACTTTTTGGATACTGTAAGGATTATGATAAACAACTCAAAGATCCTGTGTGGAAGGTTGTTGGTATGAAGATCAGGAAGTACATACCCTTTCTAAATATTGACAAAGACAAGTATAGACAGTATCTTATGAGTAAAATCAAGGAGAGACATGAGTAAATTTTTTGAGTCAGATCAAGTGAAGAATGAGATGGATGAGATCACATCCCTTCAAAAAGAATTATATGATGTCATACTCAAGTTCCCTATGATGAGTAACGAAGCAAAGTCTGATCACATAGATACAGTCAAAGAACTTCTTGAAAGACAACAAATTATGTGGACAAGACTTACATTATCAGAAGACAAAGAGGCAAAGAAAATGAAAGATTACATCACCTCACATGCTAAAGAGTTAGGTTTCGGTGAGGCAGATATGGGTACGATATTTTCTAACATGAAAAACACACTTGAACAAGTACAAAAAAATCTAAATCAGTAATGTCATTTTTGATTCATAATTTACCACCGTACTCGGTGTATGTGAGAAAAGAATTTTTATACGACCATCAGAAGGGTCATGGTGAGATAACACCTGGCACATGGATTTCCGTCAAGAGTGTGCAGCACAAAGCATTGTACTTTGAGACACTATTGACAGACTACGGTGCATTGTTTGACAAGTTACCACTCAGTGCTTTTGTGTGGAAGAAAGACTATAACCCAGACGAACTGCTACCACTTGATACACTACAGTTATGGGATTGTTTTGACTATGACCTGACTGTCATAGAGAAACCACTACTCAATCGCTGTTCCTTCTTTGGTAAGGACAAACAAATGCATGACGGACAGTATTGTTTTACCATAGACAACTGTCATGCACAGTCATCTACATTGAACACAAACTACAGTCAGGACGACCCAGAGCACAAGTCATTCAACGTCATCGCACTTGACAACGGACAGTTTGCAGCACAACCTAACAATAGAATACAATGGAGAGATATGAGTTTGATAGCAGAGGATACACAGACACCAGACTTCGAGGTGTGTTCACAGAACTATCAGGTAGAGAACACAGAGAAGTGGACTGTAGGACATACTACAGAGTGGGCATACAAGACTAAAGACGAAGAAAAATGAAAATATATTTTGATGGTGGATCTGATATGAATGGTGCTGAGTTAGGCACTGTTTGGGAGGACAGAGAACGACTTAGATTTTCACGCTTGATTTGTGATCACTTTGGTGCGAGGGAATATAATATATCACATGGTGGTTGTGGGAATCATCGTATTGTAAGACAACTCTTACTAAACGAAAAACACATATCAAACTTTGACTACGCTATCATACAGATGACACCTAAGTGGCGAACAGAATATCATAATGGTAAAAGGTGGGAGAGAGTATGGGTGCCTTCCAATGGCAGAACAGGAGATTGTAGATCACCAAGTAAATGGTGGTTAGAAAATATGCTCTCAAATAGAGGGGTAGATACTGATTTTTGGAGAAGTTATTTTAGGATTCATAGTGAGGAATTTTTCTCAACTAATGAAAAAATGTATCATACTATAATCAAAAGTCATTGCAAAGCATATGGTGTGCCATTGATTTTATTGGGAAGAAAATTATCATCAGATCTTAAATTCGATTTCTGTTTTGATGAAGAATGGATATCAAAAGCACCTAAAGGACACCCCAATGAAGAGGGTCACAGACAAATAGCAGACAGGATTATTGGCATGTTGACAACGCATAAATAATAGTTTATACTAAACTTGCGTATGCAAGGTGTTAATCCACCAATCTATTCAATACGACGAATACTACGAGTCAAATTTATGACATTTGCA